CGACTTCTCAGACCTTGGTGCTGCTTCTTTGAGAACGTCGAAGGACATATCAGCCTGGGGCTGTCCGACGTCATCGAAGACCTGGCAGGAATGGGTTATCGAACGACGTGGGGCATATTCTCAGCGTCTGAATGCGGAGCGCCTCACCAACGCAAGCGGGTCTTCATCATGGCCCACCATGACAGCGAACGAGGCCAAGAATTCGCAAGGCGAGTCTCAGCTCAAGCGCTTACCCCCCCCCCTCGGCACGTCTGTGCTACTGGCCCACAGTCCAAGCCAGCGAGGTTCGACAGGGATTCCAGAACAGGAGCCGCGGTATGAAAGGACAGCAGGAAAGTCTTACCACGGTGGTTATCAAACAGGCTGGCCTAGCCGTCCCGGCGAGCAGCAGTATGCCTGGGAGCCACCGAGGGTCGTGGGCGACACCAAGCAACAGCATGACGGCTGGACGATCAGAACAAATGAACTGTCGAGCGGGCAGGGAGGGATATGGCCATGTGGGGAATCACTTGCTGAGACAGACAGGCAACAACGGCAAACTCAACCCCCGCTGGGTGGAGACCCTAATGGGCCTGCCAGTGGGCTGGACTATGCCGAGCTGTGCGTCACCTGTGACAATAGAACGGATGAACTCCGACTCCTCGGTAACGGTGTTGTCCCAGCAACAGCAGAACGAGCCTTCAGAAGCCTGATGCAAGAGCTGGACACAATACAGGCTGTAGGCTAGTGAGTATCCATTGACGTGAGCTGTAGGAGGTGAGCGTCGAACCAACTGAAGGCATGACAAATTTTATCCCCACCAACACAGGCATTCGCAGCTCCTTCCTGCGATCTCCTACCCTGTGCCTGGTGGGGATTTTCTTTTGAATCATGACCTATTACGAAAAACTCCAAGATCCGCAGTGGCAGAAGAAGCGCCTGGAAATCATGTCTAGAGACGGCTTTCAGTGCATCAAGTGTTCCTCCAAGACCAACACGCTGACCGTTCACCATTTTTACTACATCTCAGGCAGGATGCCCTGGGAATACCCAGACCAATCAATGGTCACTCTTTGCAGGAAGTGTCACGTTGAAGGAAACGATGATTCCTGTCCTAGGCCTGCTTACTTTTACTTGTGGGAGGTTTCCGCGTGCTTTGAGATTGAAAGGCAAATTCAAATGATGCAGCAGGACATAGTTCCAGATGAGGGATGTCTGTTTTTTATTGAGCGAGCGGGGCATGATATTGGATGGCCTCCGTTTGAGATCATGCACCTTTTGAAAGACGCAGCGGAACACGGAATCATGACAGCAGCATGGCTGGCTGACCTTTCAAAACAGGTGATGGCAACCCGAGAACAAAAAGCCTCTAACCAATGAGAATTCGCACAATTAAGCCGGAGTTCTTTCATCACGAGGGACTGTTCGAGGCCGAGCTGGAAACCAAGCTACCGATCCGAGTGGCCTTTGCCGGCCTCTGGTGTATTGCTGACCGAGAAGGCCGTTTCAAGTGGGAGCCCAGGCGCATCGGTGTGCAGGTTCTGCCCTACGATGGAGTCGACTTTTCACGCGTGCTCGACGCGTTGACCACGCGTGGTTTCGTTCTCAAGTATCGCGTGGGTGACGAGTGCTTTGGGTTCATCCCCAGCTTCCTAAAGCACCAGGTGATCAACAACCGGGAATCGGAATCGGTTCTACCTGATCCAGAGGGAAACATTGAGCAAACGCCAATAAACACCGAGGAAATTGACGCGTGCCCCACGCGTGCCCCACGCGACGACCACGCGGGTCAAGGGGAAGGGAAGGGAAGGGAAGGGAATGGAAAGGAAGGAGTTTCGCAGAAAGCCTTGAGTCCTGACCTCGAAGCCTTTCGCCTACGTGTTGGCGCTATGCTTCGCCGTAGGCCTTCGACCAAATGGTCTACCGGTGAGATCAAAAAGCTCAAAGAGGTGTTCGACCTGAACACACCTGAGGAAGACCTCGTTCGCCTGGAGCAACGCTACAAATCCAACGACCCGTATCTCAGGAAAGAACTAGATACCCTTTTGAACCATTGGAACGGTGAGATCGACAAGACTCAAAGCGATCTGATCTCAGGCAACAACAAGCTAGGCGCTTCCAACCTAGATATCTCCAAATGGCAATGAGCGACCCCTACTACGCCCAGGACGACGAGTACGGCCTGATCGGTGCCTGCCTTACCGGTGGTCCTGATGTCTGTTACGAGGTATTCGCCCGTATACCCCCGGATGCAATTCAGCAGGACAAGCTGCGCCAGGTCTACGAGATCACTAAGGCCCTGTTAGGCAGGCACGAGGCAATCAGCCTCCAAACCGTGGTCAAAGAGTGGAAGCGCTCTATTCCTCAACTGAGCCCCCCTTTTGAGGAATTAAACAAGGCCGATGAGCTATGCCAAAGCCCGTCCAACTATCCCGAGTTCGCCAAGGCTGTCCTAGAAGCTCACCACCGGAGATACCTTCGATTGACCGGAGACAGGCTGATACGTGAATCCGCTGTCACCACCCTCTCCGTAGATCAAATCGTCTCTAATGCCGAGGCAGGCCTCACCGTTGAGGCATCCAAGGAGGAAGTGCAATCATCCAAGTCCGTTGTAAGTCGGTTCATCGATGCAACCCAAGAGCGGTTCAACCGCAAAGGCCAGCTCTCAGGCATCACCTCAGGCTTCTATCGTTTGGACAAGTTGACCGATGGTTTCCAGCTCGGTGAGTTAGCCATCATCGGAGCCAGGCCATCGATAGGTAAGACAGCCATTGCCATAGCCATTGCCAAGGCAGCAGCAATTGATCAACGGGTGCCAACCCTTTTCATTAGCCTAGAAATGTCCGATGAGTCTATCGTACGCCGTATGGTCTCGACCGTTGGATCCATACCGATGCAGGATATTAAGACCGGTGAGATGGATGAAGGAGGAATGAAGGCTATGGGAGCAGCCACAGCTAAAGTAGCCAGCAGTCCTATTTATTATGTGTCTGGCTCAGGCATATCCAGCATTGCCACAATCACCGCGGTAATACGCCGGGCAGTACGCAAGTGGGGAGTAAAATTAGTTCTCATAGATTACCTCCAAAAGATCCATGGATCCAAGTCAGCCGAGAAGAAGACCTATGAGATTGCGGAAGTATCGGGCAAGCTCAAGGCAGTGGCCTCCGATACCAAGACAGCCGTAGTTGCCCTGGCTCAGTTAAACAGGGAGAACGAGAAGGACAAAGGCCGAGTGCCTCGCCTCACTGACCTGGCCGACTCTGGGCAAATCGAGCGTGACGCCGATCTAGTGCTCCTCCTCAACCGCGAGCGTCACGAGGCCAACGGTGAGGCTATCATCGCCATTGCCAAGCAGCGCGACGGTGAATGCGGCATCGTCCCTCTGTGGTACGAAGGCCAATACTGCCGTTTCACCGACCCATCGCCATCATTCCAATGACCATAAAATACGACCTCAACCGCACCAAGCTCTTGAACGAAGCGCCCAGGCTGATCAAGTGGGCCATCGACCATGGCCTCATGTCCTACCCACTCAGTCAGAAGTACCACAACGACGGCTCGCTTGACCCAGGCATCGAGGAGGAGATACACGTCGACCCGGAGCAGTACACCCCGGAGTTCTGCCAGCGTGCCTACGAACTCAGGCAGCTAGGCCTAACACTGGACGACACCGCCAAAGCAATTGGTGTATCAAGAGGATCAATCACATACATATTAGCCAAAGGTCACGAAGCAATACTCGCATCCGATAGAATCAAACACGATTTGAAACAGCCATGAACAATCCCACAGCAGCAATCAATATGAATGACCCATTCATCCACGCTCCACAGGCTACAGCCGTGGTGCATGAGCCAACTACATCAGGAACAAGGCCATCGATACACGTTAGCCTGTATGCATACGGTGGTATCAGTGCTGCCTGTCTGATGTCCTGGGTAGGCCTAACAGCCACATTTAGTACTAGTGATAGACAGACAGATCTACGAACCATTCGCGAGGATGCACTGATATCCCGAAGCCGTTGCCGTGCTACCAAATGGTTCCTAGACAGTGGCAAGGACGTATGGATCCAGATCGACCACGATATCGAGTTCGACCCGAAGGACATTATCCGCCTGGCAGAGCTCGCCCACGAGCACCAGGCGACCGTGTGCATCCCCTACCCCTGCCGAGCACTACCGCTAAGGCCGGCCCTGCGTATCGACACCGAGCACGTCAAGGCTCTGAGGATGCAGACATCGGATGCCGAGTGTGCCACAGAGCTAGTACCGATCCGAATGTTCGCATCGGGATGCCTAGCAATCCCTCGACGTTGCCTTATGAGCGCACTTGATTGGCTCGGAGGGTCAGAGGTGCCAAACCCATATCGGATCGACTGGTGTAAGGATGTGAGGGTCGACCAGTTCCCGACGCTGTGGATGCCGTTCGCGATGGATACTAAGCCGGGTGATTACGAGTACCTGTCTGAGGACTATGCTGCCGCGGTCAGGTTGAGCCTGTGCGACGTGAAGCACTATGCCATGCAACCGAAGAAACATCTCAACCACTGGGGCGAATATCCCTAT